GCCGCGTAACCCGCGAGGCTAGAAGCCTGTGGAGGGACCCGTGGACATCCTGTGAATAACTTACAAATCACTGTGGATAACTGCCTAAACCTGTGGATAAGCCTGTGAATATGCTGTTTATTGAGACATTTTCGTCAAATTTTCGACAGTCTAAAGGCAATTTGCCTTTCAAACTCTATAGGCCACTTCTCGTCGATTGTCTTCTTAATGGAACGATTAACAGCCTCTTGTATGAAGGTTCTAGGGACTGAAGGGCCAAACAAAGGCCGAATGTCAGATCTAGGCTTCTTCGCGCCAGCGCCGACAGTGTGCTGACTTACGCTGAATGTCGTGCCGTTCCTTGTCCTGTTATGAGCCTTGCGAGTGTGCTGCCCAATCCGTCGCTTCGCATTGGTTGGCGGTCGGTAGTCAACTCTTGTGAAGACTGTTCTATCCTTGTTGCCGATGAACGCGCCACGGTAAATCTTGCGGACGTTCCATGCCTTCGCGCTGACGCCCTCTTTAACCTCATACGCATCGAAGTTACGAAGGTTAGGAGCGTATGGCAGAGCCGTGATCTTGGCCTCTGGTAATGCACGAGTCGCCCTAGTAATCGGCAACCTCTGTCGAATAGACGTGCGCTTTAGCCCGGTGATCTTGTTGATCTCATCAATCGCTGTGACGCGAGCAGACGTTGCCACTCTGTTAAGAGTTGTGGGCACAGCCTTCTGTATCTCATCTTTCAGTTGCCATCCGATTCTTCGGATAGCGTCATCGATGTTAACTCTAACGTCGATTTGCATAAGTGCCTCGGTGGTCGGCGTGTGGTCAAACTAACCTGTGAGCGTGTGCCGGTCGAGGCTGAAATCGTATCGGGGTGACGATCCCCAATTGTACGCGCTTGTATCATGTTTTCGGGGCGGCATCAAGTAGCAGATAGAAGTTTACTTTTTCCTCGGCTGTCTTAACCCGGCGCATCAGTGTACGTCGGCTCATGTAAAGCCTCGCAGCCTTGAACCACAGCGGCGCAGAGGTGCAGTAGTAGATGACTAATACCTGTCGCAAAGGGGCCGAGATCTTGGCTACGGCCGCGTCAATCTCGGCGATGTCGTCCGGTGCCGTCGATGCGTCGTGCGCTGCGCGTGCGCCCGAGTTAGCGAATACGAACGCCGAGGCGGAAGGGTAGCCCGAGACTGCCCGCCCCCGTGACCATCTGCCCCACTGCGCCAGCCTAACTCGCGTCCACTCGATCATAGCAAGCCCTGTTGAATGCTTTCCTTTTTTCCAATTCTAGCCACTGCAATGTCGAAGTACTCTCTTTGCATTTCAGCACCGATAAACGAAAAGCCCTCAAGCGTTGCAGCCTTTCCGGTGCTACCGCTACCCATAAATGGATCAAAGACAGTACCGCCCGGTGGGGTGACAAGGCGGCAGAGGTAGCGCATTAGGTCGGTTGGTTTGACGGTTGGATGGCTGTTTCCCTCGTCCCTATCCCGCTTGCTCGCCTTCGCGCAGTAGAAAAATCTGGCTGCGTCGTTGAGCAGCCCCGCCACATCATCGCTGCCGTCGTGTATTAGGTTGGCGGGCCAGCGGCCTGCGTTTAATTGCGTGATAGTGGCTTTCCCGCCAATACCTAACAAGCCTGTTTTTGCAAAGTCAGTACCGCGCGTTCCGCCATCAGTCCCCACCCTGCATTCATCCACATTCAGCGCACCCGTGCCATGCGCCAAGACATTTGCGGCTACCGTGCCGATCAACGGCTTGCGGGCGACGGTGATAGGTTCCAGCGCGGGCTTGAGCGCGGTTCCCCATCCGGCCCATTGGCGGGCGGCTTCGGTAGCGGGGGCGGTGATAAGCGCAGCGGCTAACCGAGTTTTGGGCGTTGTGCTGGCAATGCCGTGACCAAACGCTTCTCCGCCGCTGTGGCCCTTTAGGTGATACCCCGGTCGGTCAAGTTTATCGCCCACCACCTCACGCTCCGCCCCCGCCGCTTTGTCAATCGCCTTGCTCACATCCAGCGATTTCGGAAACCCCGACCCATACACCCAAGCAATCAAGTCGCGTATTTCAAACCCCGCATCCTCAATCCGTACCGCCATCCGATGCTGCGTCCGCGTACCGGCAAAGGCGAGTAAATGCCCGCCCGGTTTCAATACCCGCAGACACTCGGCCCAAATCTCGACGCTCGGCACATCGTAGTCCCACTTTTTCCCCATGAAAGAAAGCCCATAGGGCGGATCGCTCACAATGCTGTCGATCGAGTTATCTGGAATCGCTGCCATTACATCCAAGCAGTTCCCACAATAAACTTTCCAACCATCTCCGTAGTTCTCAATCATCGCGCACACTCCGGCTTTATCTTCGCCTCGTATCGTTGCATGAGATCGCGGACTGTTTGATCGGCCTCGCGTGCCTCGATCCACTCGCCTCGCGGCTCCCAGACCGCTCGTGCTATCTGCTGGGTCTCGGAGAGCCGACCGCTCGCGCTCTTGATCTCTAGCCAGCAGATGAAGAACACCCGCTCGCCGTTCTCTCCAGGTTGCGGTAAGGGCTTGATAGCGAGTTTGTCGGGGATGCCTAGGCCGGCTTTCGTGTAGTCGATGACGCTAAACCCCGCCGCCTTAACCGCTGCGGTAATCTCCGAATCGTTAAGGTCGCGGCGCATAGCGTACCTCACGACCGATCCAGTATTCGTAGCAATAGGTAAAGCAGGGCAGCGTCGAGCACTGCGCGGTCTACCCACATCGAGATGAGATAGCAGAGGCCGAACAGAGCGAGGGAGAATAGGATGTTCATGGCTACCAGTTTGCCGTCAGCCTGCCGATGTCCACTGCCTTGCATAACTCGGCGATGATCGGTCGCACACGTCTACGCAACAGTTTACTGGTCTTGCGTTGCGCGCGGCGCTTGTCTGCGTATCGCCAGTAGTATTCACGATGATACTCGGTGCGCTTCTTCGGCTTTGACCTCCACCCGTCTGAGTATCTCGCCCGGTCTACTGCATCGGACACAATTTGGATGAGTTCGACCGTGGTTTTAGATGTCGAGATCATCTGCTGTAGGTCTTGCATAGTATAGCCCGACCGCTTGGCGGCTTGCTTATGCCATGAGTGGACTTTTCCGCCCGTGTTTTCGACGCCGCAGACAGGGCAGTCCTTCCTAGCCTTCATATAATCGATTCTAAAGCCTTTTGAGGCGATTCAAACGTACCTAGGCAGTTAGGTATGCCTGTCTTCGTGTCGCGCCTAAAGCGCCACAGGACGAACTCTGCGCGGCCGTTAACAGATATGGGGCGAATGGCATACGTCCCGCAATCGGACACAGCACCCCAGAATGGGTCGTCGTGCCATGTCAGCGGGCGAGGCAGCGGAAGTCCGGTCTGGTTCATAAGGTGTTCTCTTCAACAGCCCACGCCGGGCTGGCTCCAACTTCGCCCTCTGGGTCTTGGTAATGCAGCACCTTGCAGCCAAATGTCTGTTGAAAGGCCAGCATCATTGATAACGCCTCCGGCCCCTCGTGGCGCAGCAGTCGCTTACCTATTGACGTGTTGGGTATAGGCTCCGGCATCTTGAGGCGCTTAATCAACTGGGGATGAGTCTTCATGTTTCCTCATGAACTGGGGAATAACTGGGGAAAAACAAAAACGCGTGTAAGTCATTGATTCTTCGTCCCCCCAGTTGATCCACCTATATACAACTGGGGAACTGGGGAACTGGGGGAAAAACCCCCAGTGTCCCCCCCCAAGTTGCCTTCCGACTGGGGGAAAGACTTGGGGAAACTGGGGAAACTGGGGGCAATTATGTTGCTCAAAACGGAACAACCTCATCCGCCTCGGCCTTCTTGTCGCCAACCTTCAGCGCCGAAATATACCGCCCCTTCGCATGATCCCTCGCGGACACCTTGACGAGGCTGCCCTCTGTCACCCATTCATCGAGGACGCGCCGAACCATTGACCGCGCCCCCGCGTCGTGAACATCCAACTCCATATGCTTCGCCACGATCTGCCCTGCCCACTGTGCGCTGCGAACATCCGCCCGCACTAACAATGGGTCGCGCTGATACGTCGCATCTATGTCCGCCAGAATGACCGCCTTTTGCCCCGGCGACATCTGCGAGTCAGTCGGCGGGTTCCACTCATCGACCACGCCCACCTTGTCGCCGTCTGGGTACACCGCATCACCGTTGCCGAGGTCGATGCTGACCAGTTGCCGCCACAGCCGCTCGTCCGTCGGTGGCCTCATGTTGGCCTTCGGATTCTGAAGCCAGAAATACCGCCGCCGATCCTTCGCTTCGATACCGTATTTCTCCGCCTCGGGTTGCCCCATCGGCGAGGCAATCCGCACGCTGCGACACGCCCCGAGCAATGCCGACGCCCCGCGCACGTCCTCGCTGGACGCCTCGTTGCCGTTGCCCTTTCGGAAGTGATGCACGATCTCGACCGCCAGATTCGCCTGCTCGGCTATCGCGCGCCATTCCCACATGACCTTTTCCATCGCTGGGTTGTTGTTCTCGTTGACCGCGTGTGTAGAAATGAACGGGTCAAGGATCATCGCGTCGATCTGCTCATCGAGCGCACAGCGGACGATCTGCTCACGCACGGCAGGCAGTTGCATTACCGTGCCGTCCGTTTCCTCGGCCACGATGATGCGGGTATCGCGGCCAGAGGTGAGGTACAGATTCTGCGCGACCTCCTGCGGGTCTAGGCTGTAATGCTTACAGATCGACACGAGCCTACGCTGCAATTCGTCCAGCGGGTCTTCCCCGTTGTGAATCCAGACCTTCAGCGCCCCGGTCGGCAGTTGCCACTTACCGCGCAGCAAGTCCCGCCCGAGCGCCATGCTCACGGCCTCTACCATCGTCATCGACGACTTGCCGCCACCGCCCGCGCCAGCCGTCATCGACACCATGCGACGCATATAGTGAAAGCCGTACAGCCACTGCCTCGGCGGTATGCAGTCGGCCTCTATCGGCTGCCAGCGCCGCGCGACGATGCTTTCGCTATCTGACAATTTAGTCGCTTTAACTGATTCATCGGCTTGTGGGTACGTTCGCTCAAGACCCTGCGCCTCTGGAAACGCTGACCAGTCGGGCGAATCGTCGAATCTTCCGGCCGGTGGCTGGGGCAAACTTTGCAACCGCACTTCCGGCATTGTCCCGCCAAACTTTCGCACTGCGCTCTGCGCCATAGGCTCAATGCGGCTGCGAAGGTCAATCCCATCACCGTTTAGGCTGCTACCGCTGCTGTCTAACAACTCATTCATGGCCGCCACGATGTCATCGTAAGCCATGCCGCGCGCGGCCCAGCGGCTAGTCAGTTTCAACATTGCCTCGTAGCGCCCTTCGCCACGCTCAAAACATTGCAGCAGTTCTTGATTGCTCCGCGTGTCGCGCCCTGTTTTCGGATCGCTCGTGCCACCCACAAAAAACAAAGGTTCAATGTCTACAGCCTGGTCAACGCAACGGCCGTGAGCCTCCAATACAATATATTTTGCGCCACGAACCTTGCCGAAATAAAAACTCTGCGAAAGCGTGAAGCTCTCTCGTGTTGCAATACCAAGCAATGCGCGATTCGCCCGCGCTACAAATCTTGCGCGATCAGTAGGCGCTGATGGCTCAGACAGCGGAAGCAAAGCGCGCCACCTCGGAGCGCCGTCTGTGTAACTTGCCGAGGTGTAGATAAGAGCCATAAGCCCAGCGGCCTGTAGCCTTTTCTGCGCTTCCTCCGGCGACACCTCCTCGCCGTCATAGTCTACTTCCACCCCAAAAACGCGCTTCACGTTTGCGGAATGTCTCAGCCCGCCACCATCGCTCACAAGGTCGCCATACTCGCACAGGCTCAGCAACGGGCAACTTGCCTTCGCAATATACGTGGGGGCTTCGGCAATGGCTTTGACCAAATCAGTCCACGCGGCATCGGCATACTCTGTCTTTTCGCGCGCCTGGACGTTTTGAAAGACCGTGTAAGTAATCAGCGGCCCGCTATCGTCAATGCTTGTCATTGTCTTTCTCATGGGTACATATCCGGCCTCAAGGCATTTCTCCGTACTCCCGTAGCGGCCTCTATGTCAAGTACCCGCATGACTGGCACGCGGCCAGCCTCGACCCACTGGTGGACAGCCTGCGGTTTTATCTTGAGTTTTCGCGCGAGCGCGGCCTGTCCGCCAGCCTTTGCTATGGCAGCAAGGAGGGCGGACTTAGGGCTTTGGTGTGGTTGTTTACGCATACGCGGCCGAGCATACCGCAGGGCGGATAAGAATATCAAGCACTGCTTTTCAATCAAGTAGTGCTTGACACCCCGAAACCGGCATGGTTTACTACACACATGGACGGCGCAGTGCCGGGCCAGAAGCGATAGAAGGAGTGAAGAAGATGTCAAACAAAGTTAACGCAACCGAAATTAGAGAAATTCGTTGTTTTGGTTGCACGGTTGCTCAAATGCGCGAGACTATAGAGCAGAGCCTAACCTTCCGATTCAGCGGTCCGGCGATGATGGCGATGTCGCTGATGTCAGACGCGCAAGAACAAATTGGCGGCCAGCACGGTGATCCCCGTCAAACGCTCAATAGAGCGAAGTGGATTCTCTCTACTTACTGCATGAACAACGAGGTGGCGGCATGAGCCGCCCCTTCTCCGCAGACAGTCACAAACGACTGCATCCACAGATAGGAGATTTACAGATGACGCAGCAAATAACGATCACGCTTACCGAAGAGCAAACCCGAGCGATCATCCGAGAGTTTTCGAGCAAAGTTAGATCCGCTCAGAGTTTGGGCTTTTTTGAATCAGCTCAACTCTACAGCGAAATCGTTAAGGCGATGACGCAGGCTCAGTCTGAGGTGGCGGCATAAGCCGCCCCTATTGGAGCCAACCATGTCAGATTTCTTCCTCACCGCAGCAACCCCAGCCGAATGGTTCATGCTGTGCAAGTTCCTCGGCATCTTCGCAGTGCTTCTTATTGCTTATGCCTGGTTTACAGGTGAGTGGTAATGAGGTACTTGTCTGTTTGTTCTGGCATTGAAGCCGCAACGGTCGCTTGGCATCACATGGGCTGGACGCCGGTTGCGTTCAGCGACATTGAGCCGTTTCCGTCTGCGGTGCTGACGCATCACTACCCTCATGTGCCTAACCTTGGCGACATGACCAAATTTGAGGAGTGGAATCTTGAATCAGTTGACCTTCTTGTCGGAGGAACTCCATGCCAATCATTCTCCGTCGCGGGTCTCCGCAAAGGGCTTGCCGACCCCAGAGGCAACCTCATGCTTACGTTTCTTGCAATCGCTCAACGTCACCGGCCTCGATGGATTGTCTGGGAAAACGTGCCCGGTGTCCTGTCATCTAACGGAGGACGGGATTTTGGCACCTTCCTCGGGGCGTTGGGCGAGTTGGGGTATGGGTTCGCCTACAGAGTTCTCGACGCTCAATGGTTCGGAGTGGCCCAAAGACGCCGCCGTGTGTTCGTTGTCGGATACTTTGGAGATTGGCAACGTCCCGCCCAGGTTCTTTTTGAGTCCGAAAGCGTGCGCCGGGATACTCCGCCGAGCAGAGAGGCGCGGAAAGGAACTGCCGCCATCATTGAAGATGGCGCTCCTGTCGGTGGCATCCCAGACGTAGCAGAGACGCTAATCGCGACAGACCACAAAGGGCCAGGACATAACCGCGACCATAACTTCGTGGCGCAGCCGATCGGCTTCGGCGCACAAATGTCGGAGCCGCAGACCGACGTTGATTTAATGCAGACGCTTAATGCTAACAATCCGATGGCGGTGGCGCAGCCGGTGGCGTTTACCCGTTGTGACAACGGGCAAGACGCGCAAGTTGATGTAACACCCACGATGCGCTGCGGAAGCAACTATTCCGCGCATCTTGCGGTCGCGCAGCCGGTGGCAACCGACATAAAGCAAGTTCAATGGGCAAGCGGGGGAGGTAATCTTGAGAACGACACCGCGCAAGCCTTGAGGAGCAACGCGGAGCATAACTACCAGTTTGCGCGCATCGCCATGCAAGTCCGCCGCCTCACGCCCGTGGAGTGCGAGCGTTTGCAAGGCTTCCCAGACAACTACACGAACATCCCGTGGCGCAAAAAACCCGAAGCGCCAGACGGCCCACGTTACAAGGCGCTCGGCAACAGCATGGCCGTGCCGGTGATGCGCTGGATCGGCGAAAGAATTAATAGATTGGAAGTTAGCCACCCTTCCAATGCTTTACCTTCGGTGGCCGTAAAAATGGAGAAGTGAAAATGAGTCTGTTTGTAAGTTCTAGCGGCGGCAACTATCCCGAGCGCAAGCCTATCGAGGCCGGCGCTTATGCCGCAGTGTGCGACATGATTGTTGATCTCGGCGTGCAGCCCTCGCCCGGTGGTCAGTACGCCCCAAAGCGTACCGTATTGCTGCGGTTCCAGATTCCCGAGTTGCGCGTTGAGTTCACCAAGGACAATGAGACGCGCAGCCTGCCGGCTGTTATAAGCCGCACGGTTGGTCTGTCGCTTAATGAGAAGTCAACCCTATACGGGCTGCTAACCTCGTGGCGCGGTCGTGCGTTCACGCAAGACGAACTGAAGCGGTTTGACCTCAGCAAGGTTGCCGGCAAGCCTGCATTCATCAATGTAACGCACAGCGTTAAAGGTGATCGTACCTATGCCAATCTGACCTCAATCATGCCGCTGCCCAAGTCTATGACCGCGTCGGCTCTTGAGGGCGAGGCTCTGGTGTTCTCAACTGACGCGCCAAACCCAGACGTTTTCGATAAGTTGCCAACATGGGTGCAAGACAAGATCGCAAACCGGATTGTCGAGGCCAAAGCCGCGCCGCAGAAGCCCGCAGCGCAGCCTGCGGCAGAGCAGCCCTTTGTTGACGATCAGAATTGGTGAGTCATGGCTACCCAAAAAGGCGGCTATAAACTAGCGGACGGCACGAAAGTGCCGAGTGTCACCACCATTTTAAAGATCAAAGACCCAGGCGCTCTCATCAACTGGGCATACAAGACCGGCCGTTCGCATGGCGTGCTGGAAGGTCAAGGAAGGGATGCGCCCGGCGGTCTGTACGAGGCGAACGACGCCTTGCAGATCGGGACGTGCGTGCATGAGATGTGCGAGGTGTTCGTCAAGGGCAATGACCCATACGCGCACCTTGATGCAGTGATGGAGAAGGCTGGGATGCTTGACCCTGTATCGTTTAAGGCTCAAGTCAAAAGCGCCTACAGCGCGTTCGAGTTTTGGGTCAAGGGTACGCAACTCAAGATCATCGACTGCGAGGTGCCGGTGCTGTCGCATACTTACAAGTACGGCGGCACGCTTGACTTCATCGGGCGATTGAACGATCAACTCGTGCTGGGCGACTTCAAGACCTCTGGTGCGGTATATCCCGAGTATCTGATCCAGTTGGTCGCGTATGCGAAAGCCTATGAGGAGTCACGCGGGACGTACATCACAGGCGGCTATCATCTGCTGCGGTTCTCAAAAGAGAATGGCGACTTCGGCCATCACTTTTATCCAAGCCTAGACGATGATGCGTGGCCTGCCTTCAAGCACCTTCGTGCGCTCTATGACTTGAACGAGCGACTAAAGAAGCGGGCAGCATAACCTCACAGCAATGCGCGTGCTCATCCAGCGGAGTTCGGCCCCGTCGCGCAAGCCGATTTATATGCCAAACGATATTGATAGCCCACCGCATTACCAGATGAAGATGCCGAACGGCTCGACAATACAGGCAATCGACTATATACGCGCCACGCTGGGCGATGATGGATGCGTGAATTATTGTGTCGGATCTGCCCTCAAGTATTTAAGCCGTGCAGGGCGCAAGCAAGGTAATGCAAGAGAGAAAGACCTTCGCAAAGCAGCGTGGTTTTGCATTATGGCCGCGCAGATTTGCGAAGATATTGGTCAAGTCGCAATGAAAGACTGCGAGGACGAAGGCGATGGAATTTGACACATGGGACGTTGAGTGGGATCGAACGCCGCACACGGTAAGCGAATACAAAGCGGA